AGTTTCTAATCCTGCGAATCAAGACAACCAAAACTATGCCAAGTTGCTTGCTTATTGTATTAAGCATAATCATTGGTCTGTGTTTGAGCAAGCTACTATGACTCTTGAGATTGAAACTAATCGTGGTATTGCAGCACAGATACTTCGTCATAGATCATTCACATATCAAGAATTTTCACAACGTTATGCTGATACAAATTTGATTTCTGAGAATATTCCTATTCCAGAACTTCGTAAACAAGATACTAAGAATCGTCAGAACTCTACGGATGATCTTGGTGATTATGTAAAACTCAAATTTCAGGCAGAGATTGCTGAACTCTTTGCCCACTCTAATAACCTCTACAAGAGGATGTTAGAGGCAGGAGTAGCAAAAGAGTGTGCTCGTTTTGTGCTTCCTTTAGCAACACCAACCAGAATCTATATGACTGGTTCTGTTCGTTCTTGGATTCATTATATCAATCTAAGAACTGCTAATGGCACACAAAAAGAACACATGGATATTGCAGAGGCATGTAAATGTGCATTTACCTGTCAGTTTCCTGTTGTATCTGAAGCACTTGGGTGGAGTAGAGAAAACTGCCCAGAGTGTGTTGATGCACCATCTATTACTATTGAATAAATACCCTTACATACTATGGAGGAAAAATTGGCAATCTATCCAATTGTTAACAAAGACACTGGTGAAACAAAAGTGATTGAAATGAGTGTTCATGATATTACTCAGTGGTATAAAGATAATCCTGATTGGACTCGTGATTGGAGTCAGGGATGTGCATCTCCTGGAGAAGTTGGTGATTGGAAAAATAAATTGATCAGTAAAAATCCAGGTTGGAATGATGTGCTTGAAAAAGCATCTAAAGCTCCAGGTTCACGTGTAACTAAAATCTAATGGCAAGAAACAGAAGAAGAAACTCAGGAGATTCTCCTATTGGTATTGGTACAACTGCAAGAAATAGAAAGAAAAGAAAGGCAATAAATGCTGACACTTTACTTGATATTCAACCACTAACTAAGAATCAAACAATTTTATTTGATGCTTATGATTTGGATAAACATCTTTTTGTTTATGGTTGTGCAGGGACAGGAAAAACATTTTGTGCATTATACTTAGCACTCAGGGATGTTCTTGATGAACTAACTCCATATGATAAGATTGTTATTGTAAGGTCTCTTGTTGCTACTAGGGAAATTGGATTCCTTCCAGGAGATCATGAAGATAAATCTTCACTGTATCAAATTCCTTATAAAAACATGGTGAAATACATGTTTGAATGCAATAGTGATGCAGAGTTTGAGATGCTGTATGGAAATCTGAAATCTCAAGAAACAGTCAAGTTCTGGAGCACCTCATTTATTAGAGGAACAACTTTAGACAACTCAATTATTATTGTTGATGAATGTCAGAACTTGAACTTCCATGAACTTGATAGTATAATTACAAGAGTTGGTGACAACTCTAAGATTATGTTCTGTGGTGATGCCACACAATCAGATCTTACAAAATCTAATGAGAGGAATGGTATTCTTGATTTTATGAAAATCATTCAGAGAATGCCAGAGTTTGAATCAATTGAATTTGGTATTGAGGATATTGTCAGATCTGGTTTGGTTAAGTCCTACATTGTAAATAAAATGGCTGCAGGTTTTTAATGTTCAATCATGTTGATATGAATCTTCCCAAACTTGAAAGGGAAGAGATTGATGGAATAAGATATTATAAAATACCTGGGGAGGATAACCTCTCCAGGTTAGTTTCTATTACATCAGTCACAAGTTTTCATAATAGACATATCTTTGAAAACTGGCGAAAGAAAGTAGGAGAAGAAGAAGCAAATAAAATTAATAGACAAGCAACTAGTCGTGGGACAGATATGCACTCTCTTGTAGAGAGTTATCTTTACAATGTCCCAGAACTTCCAAATGTTCAGCCACTCTCACAATTCTTATTCAAAATTGCAAAAAGTAAGATAGATAATATAGATAACATTCATGCACTTGAGTCTTCATTATACAGTAAGCAATTAGGAATAGCAGGAACAGTAGATTGTATTGCAGAGTATAATGGTGAACTGGCAATCATAGATTTTAAAACCTCAAAGAAACCAAAACCAAAAGAGTGGATTGAGCATTATTTTGTTCAGTGTGCTGCTTATGCTTGTATGTTTTATGAGATTACAGGTATTGCTGTCAAAAAATTAGTCATCCTCATGGCATGTGAAGATGGGGATTGCGTTGTTTATGAGGAGTATGATAAAATGAAGTATATTAAGTTACTTAATGGATACATTAAAGAGTTTATTCAATCTAAATTAAAAGAATATGGAAGATAAATTAAAAAGCGCATTAGATCTCAAGTTCCTGTGCCCAGCAAAGTTTTCTCAAATCATAGAAGATCTTGTAAAGACTAATGATGAAATGAATTACATTGATGCTATTGTTCATTACTGCGAAGAAAATGGACTTGAAGTTGATTCAGTCAGTAAATTGATTAGCAAACCACTCAAAGAAAAACTTAAATGTGATGCTATTAATTTAAACTTTTTGAAACGTACATCCAGAGCTAAACTTTTAATATGACACCATTTGATGCTTATAAAACTTACCTTGCACTCAAAAATCATTTTAGTAAACCAAAGTATGATTATTTCAAATATGCAGGTAAGTCAAGAGCATCATCAGATTCATTCAACAAACGAAAAGATAAGTATTGGTTTGAAAGAATTAGTAGACAAAAAAATGATGAAGAAATAAAAAACTTTTTTCTTTCTAACTTTGTTGCTTTAGATAATCCTCAAGCAGTCTGGATTGGGCAATTGATAAGGGAGGGTGAAGATGCATATCAACAGTGGACAAAAAGGCAGCAAAGTTTGAAGTATCTTTTTACACAAGAGTCACAAGATATGTTGTCTGAAGGCAACTTGGATGAGGTTCTTGATGCTTCAAAGCAACATCCAATTATTCTGAAAAAATTCCTGAGCAGGAAAATTAGTATAGAAACCTTTACCATTTATGATAAAATATTCCTGTTCAGGAATAATTTTGATAAAAAACTTTTAGATCCTGTATGGGAAATTGTGTCACTAAAGATACAGAAATATTCTCCATTCCTAAATATTGACATACAGGATTATAAAAAGATCTTGAGAAATATTGTAGAGGGGTAATATGGCCTTCTTCGATTCAGAAATAGTTCAGAAAGAACTAAAGAGTATTGAGAAGCTTCAGAGGGAACTTACAAGGAGCGTCTTGAGGTTTCCTATTATGTCCAAGGCAGAAAAACTTGAGCATGTGAATTTGCTATCTGAATTATTAGAGAAACAAAAAATCCTGTATACAAGATTGAGTTTGTCTGATGATCCACAAGCAATTGAAAAGAAGAATGAAATTATTGAGGCATCAAAAATGATTGGTTATGGGGATCCATCAAATATGAATTCTGTGTTTGATAACATGCAAAGAGTAATCCAAAGACTCAAGAAAAAAGCAGAGGTTGACTGAGACCTCTTGCTGTGCTATGATGTCTTTGGATAATCAATCCAATTAATCCAACTAATCCGAGGTAATCTAATGTCTTTTACAGACCTTAAAAAGAAATCTTCTCTTGGTTCTCTTACGTCTAAACTAGTACAAGAGGTTGAGAAGATGAACTCTACTGGTGGTTCTTCAGATGAACGTCTGTGGAAACCAGAAGTAGACAAAGCAGGAAATGGATTTGCAGTCGTTCGTTTCCTTTCTGCCCCACAAGGGGAAGACCTGCCATGGGCAAAGGTCTATACTCATGCTTTCCAAGGTCCTGGTGGATGGTTTATTGATAACTGTCTGACCACAATCAATCAGAACTGCCCTGTGTGTGAAGCAAATAGGGAACTGTGGAACACAGGTAGTAAAGCAAATCAAGATATTGTTCGTGATCGTAAGCGCAAACTGTCTTACTATTCCAACATCTATGTTGTTCAGGATAAATCTCATCCTGAAAATGAAGGAAAGGTATTCCTTTATAAGTATGGTAAGAAAATCTTTGACAAGATTATGGCTGCTATGAAGCCAGAGTTTGATGATGAGACCCCAATCAATCCTTTTGATTTCTGGGCTGGTGCTAACTTCAAGGTAAAAATTACCAAGAAGGATGGTTACTGGAACTATGATAAGTCAGAGTTTGGTAATCCTGAACCACTCTTTGATGATGATGATGCTATGGAAGCTGTCTGGAAAAAGACATACTCTCTTGCAGAGTTTACTGATGCAGAGAAGATGAAGTCCTATGAACAACTTGATGCTCGTTTGAAGGCTGTTCTTGGTAAGAAGACTGCTGCCCCTGTTGATGAATCCTTTGATGATGAAGATGAGGATCGTGGACCTGTTCCTACTGCTGAAGAGGTTGTACAGGGAAAGTCTGGTGGAACTCGTACACCAAGTCGTTCATCAAGTTTTGATGATGAAGAAGATGATGCCCTGAGTTACTTCCAGAAGTTGGCTGAGGAATGATTGTTAGAGGGGGGGAATTATTTCTCCTCCTTTTTTATTTTAAATGGGCAAACTAAATATAATAAAAGTATCCATTAATAATGTCTAAACAGCAAATATTTCCAGGAAGTTCTCCTAATGATGGAACTGGAGATACCTTATATCAAGGGGCTCTTAAAATTAATAGTAATTTTAATGAAATTTATACGACTTTTGGTGATGGTACAAATTTATACAATGTCACTGGACCTCAAGGAGCAATAGGACCTCAAGGTGCTCAGGGGTCACAAGGGTCACAAGGTTTTCAGGGATCTCAAGGATCACAAGGATCACAAGGTTTTCAAGGGTCACAAGGTTCTCAAGGATCGCAAGGACTCCAAGGACCTCAGGGTGCTCAAGGCAATCAAGGATCTCAAGGTATTGTAGGACCTCAAGGTGCTCAAGGTCTTCAGGGGATAGTAGGACCTCAGGGTTCTCAAGGAGTTGGTGGTCCACAAGGATTTCTAGGGCCACAAGGATCACAAGGTTTTCAAGGAGTTCCTGGATCAAATGGAAGTAGTACACATCAATGGACTACCACACCTGTAGGAATTCATACACTTTCTAATGTTGGTATTGG